GACTATACGTTTGAATGGTACATCAGATTTGTCTTATGAGAAGTATAGGGTATTTGAAGGCAAAAATATTTTTGAATTGTTTCCTAGTGTACAATTTTATGATTATACTAAAAATTGGACTAGATTTGAAAAGGAATTGCCTAGCAATTATCATTTGACATTTAGTCGTTCTGAAAGCAATCATGACAAGGCTATTGAGTTATTGAACAAGGGTATCAATGTGGCTATGGTATTTGACAAGTTACCTAGTATCTATGAAGGTTTTGAAGTTATCAATGCAGATTTGGATGATTTAAGGTTTTTGGATAAGAAAGGTGTTATATGTGGTTTGAAGTATAAAAAAATGACTGGCAAGGGTGCAAATAACCTATTGGCTTTTGAAAGTGGTTTTGCGATACGTACACAAGCTAGTGTGGACCAAAAACTTAAAAAGGCTTATAAAAAAACTGAAAAAGATTTGGTAGTATCAGAATAATTTCTTATCTTTGTACCGTTGATGATAACAAGTCAACGGTACATTTTTTTAAAGGGAATGGGAAGTATACTCCATAATACTTATATATTACCTATCTAAAAAATAATTTAAAAAAAGTTACATAAAAGTTTGGAAATTCAATTATTTTTCTTATCTTTGCATTGTTCAATTAATCATTCACTTAAAAAAACTAATTATTATGAGTAACATCAAAACACAAACACAAGAAATCTTAACAGCACATGGTTTGGATTTCACTATTGAAAAAGCACCTATGGTAGCTATTGACAAGCAAGGCAACCAAGTTGCAAGTCCTTATTTTGGGCTTATCAACAGTCAGTCCAATGAAGTTATCAATACTGTAAAAGAGGGCTATACAGTATCACAAAACCACGATATTGTGGAAATGGTATTGCGTGGTATGGAACGCTTTGGTGACAAGTTGACCGTATCAAAAGCTGGCTCATTGAACGGTGGTCGCAAGGTATTTATGCAGTTGGCTATTGACGGTATGAGCAAGGTAGCTGATGACATTATCAAGCGTTATGTGACTATCATTGATAGCAATGACGGTAGTACATCATTAAGTATTGGTATTGGAGATTTGACTATGAGTTGTTCAAATCAGTTTGCTAAATTTTACAAGTCGGGTGACGCTAAATTCAGACATACGGCTACGCTAGAACAAAAGCTACGTACAATACCTATGTTGATTGAAAATGCTTTGGCTGAAAGCCTACGTCAAGTTGAATTATACAGACGATTTGTAAGCACTCCTGTATCAAGAAGATTGGCAGATGAAATGGTAAAACACGTATTGGGTTATGACAGAGAGATTACATCTACGCTTGTATTATCAGAGAAATCAACACGTTCTATCAACACTATGGACAAGTTGTATGCTCACATTGAAAAGGAAATAGCACAGAAAGGTCAGAATGTATGGGGATTGCATAGTGGGGTTACATCATTTACCACTCACGAAATGAGCAGTCCAAAGCGTGACAATGGTCGTATTGAAAGCACGCTTATTGGAAATGCTTATAATATGAATCAAAAGTCTTTGAACTTTGCAATGGGCAAAAGTGGACTTTTGGAAATGGCATAAGGGATTGGGGGGTGAAAACCCCCTTTTCAAGTGTTGATAACTTTGTTTGTTTGATTGAGAAAAAAGTCGTACCTTTATGAGTTGCGGCTTTTTTTCTATATATGGGTATTAGAGTTTAGGGTAGGTTGGAGTATACCTTCCGTTAGCTTGTGACTATCGTCCCGTCTTAATGACTTTACAAAGATGAGGATAATTTCTGACATTTCCAAATTTATTTTAGATTATTTTTCTAAAAATATTTTTTAATAAAAGTTTGGATATTCAGATTTTTTTCTTATCTTTGTATTCTAATCAAAAATAAAACATTATGGAACTTAAAAAAGCAATGGTACTAGCAATCAATCTTATGGAACAGCATGGTCTTATGGACATGGGTTGGGGTTTTGGATTTGACAATGCGAAGCGTAGATTTGGCGTATGTAAATATCGTAGCAAAGTCATTGGATTGTCAAAGCATTTGGTTGAATTGAATAATGAGGCTAGAGTAAAGAATACTATACTACATGAGATTGCACACGCTCTTGTGGGACATAAGAACGGACATAATGATATATGGAGGACTAAGGCACTGGAGATTGGTTGTAATGGTGAGCGTTGTTATGATAACAGCGAGGTAGCCACACCAGAAGCCAAATATGAGGCTGTATGTGGTGGTTGTGGTCATGTGCATAAGAAACACAAAAGACCAACAAGGATTGCATCATGTGGCAAGTGTAGTGGTGGTAGATACAATGAAACATACAGGCTTGTGTGGAAAACACAGGATGAAAGAAAATTTGCAAAAATATTTGGATAATTCAAATTAATTCCTTATCTTTGTATCATAATCAAAAACACTAGTATCATGGAAAACATCAGATTGGTTGAAATCAACACCACAGCTTGGGAAGAAGAAAATATCATATTGGTAACAGATTTGACAGATGAGCAAATCAAAGAGGTTATCACACCTATCGTATTAAAGGAACGCAATAGCGATGAAGAGTATCACAATGATACGTTATGTGAGGCATTGCGTGAGGCATATCCTACAAGTGTGATACTGGATTATGGGAGTGATAACTTTGATAAAATTACGATATAATCATGGCAAAATCAACACCTTGTAAAATACGCCTACATGGGCAAACTAGAGAGATACTAACAAGTGAGTTCTCAAGCATAGCTAAAGCCAAAGAGTGGATAAATCTATGTTGGGATAGACCTTATACAATTGTGAAAATAAATTTGGATAAGTCAATTTAATTGCTTATCTTTGTATTCTAAACAAATAAACATTATGGCAAAATTACCCAAAGCAATACTCAATGAAAAAATCAAGGACTTAGGTCTTATTGATGAGAATGACAAACCCATAAGTTTTGCCAAGTTCAAACAGCGTATCGACATACACCAATACGGAAAGGGACAGCGTAGGTTGTTTATCTTATTCATAGGACAGCCAAAAGAAAATTTGTTGGCGTTTTATCCACCAACCGATACACGCCCTAGTATGTTAAAGACAGCGTATGAGTATCTAGTAGATACCATAACTACTAGTATGAAACAGGCGTATGAGGATGATAATGTAATGTGGGGCAATTGTGGTTATCCACTATCTTATGGTAGTCTAAGAGCATATTTTTAAAAATAAATTTGGTAGTATCAAATAAATTACTTATTTTTGTATTTATAAATAAAATTAAAATATGGAAACAAAAAAGGAAGACTTGATAAATAAACTTAAACAAACGGGTGTAAGAATATCAGAAGTTAATCAAAATTTACACTGGGTTGAAATATATTTTGAAACAGTTGATTGTGTTTTAATGGAGAAGATAGGTTCTGTTGTTAAAGAATTTTTCTATATTGAAGGTAGATATACACATTTACTTCCGAAGTTTATCGGTAAAAAGGGTTGTGTTTGTTTTATTTTTGACGAGAATTTATTATCTTAATTTTTTATTACACATAACGGTTGAGTGTATGAGTAGTGTGGCTTTGCACATACTTTCAACTTACAAATAAATTTATTTAGCCACATTACTTATACATTTTGTTATAGGTATGTAAAATTTACGGTTATGAATAAAGAAAATGATTATTGGAAAGGTATATTAGTTGGATTTGCGGTAAGTACAATTGTTTGGTGTACTCTATGGGCATTTGTTATTGGTAAAATAGACAAAGTTCATAAACAAGAACTTGACTATATAATAGAAAAACACCAAACAAAGTAGGTAGTAAATTTTATTACCTATAACGGTTGAAGATATATGAAGTGGGAGCATCAAGGAGGTTCGATTCCTCAGGAGAACTATGGTATAAGTGTGAGTAGTGGAGATAGTGGGTTCGACTCCCACCTCCCATTTCATATATCTTTTGTTATAAAATCGTTTTAATGTTTTATAACTATTATATATACGCAAGTTTTTATAAAATATTGATTATCTATTTTATATAAGATAAAAATCAATTATTTTCTTAAAATTGTGAAAATAATTTTGTGGTTTCATTTATTTTACTTATCTTTGTATTCTAATCAAAACCCAGTATCATGCAAATAGAACTAAAGAACATCAAGTTTAGTGAAGCACTATCGGAAGAAACCAATGCGTTTGTTGCTGATGTGTATGTAAACAAAGTAAAGGTAGCCTATGCCAAAAATGATGGTCATGGTGGTTGTACCTTTTATCATGCCTACTTGGGCAAAGGTGAAGTTGTCAAACAAGCTGAAGATTTTTGTAAAGCGTTGCCACCTTTGAAGTATGGTGGTATGGAATTGCCAATGAGTTTGGAAATGAAAATTGACAATTTATTGAGTGATTGGTTAAAAGCCAAAGACCAAGCCAAGTTTGACAAAAAGCTACAAAAGGATATGCTCACAAGTTTGTGTATAAAAACACCTAATGGTTACACACAACTTACATGGAAAAGTGGCAGTCGTAATATTACCATAGCTGAATTGGTTAGTGTGCCGAATGGTCGTGAGGTATTAAAGAAGACCATAGCCCAAGCCAAAGCAGAGGGCAAAGAGGTATTAAACACAAACATACCACAACATTTATTTTAAAAATAAATTTGGAAGTATCATTTATTTTTCTTATCTTTGTATTCTAATCAAAACAAATAAATAATCATGGGAACAAGAAGTTTAACACACGTTATCGAAACTTACAAGGATAACGGTAAAAAGAAAAAGCAAACTCTATTAACTATGTATCGTCAGTATGACGGTTATCCAAGCGGACATGGTGCTGACCTTGTTGAGTTTTTGGAAGGTAGTAGAGTAGTTAATGGTTACTCAACATCTGATACAGAAAGTGAAAAACGAGTATTCAATGGCACAGGTTGTCTTGCGGCTCAATTGGTTGCTCACTTCAAAAAAGGTATTGGTGGGTTCTACTTACACAGACCTAACGCCAAAGATTGTGGCGAGAACTACACTTATGACATCGAGGTTGATTCCGACACCAACCAAGTAACCTTGCGTTGCTATGAAATCGGCTACATGAATAAGAAAAACGAATACGTAAATAAAAAGTGTATTTTGTTTGAGGGCAAAGCGGAGGCGTTTTTGGAAGCTGTAAAAGAAAAACAGGAAGCCTAAAAAAAAAGTGACACCATTATTTGGTGGTGTCACTTATTTTCTTTATCTTTGTATTCTAAATAAAACAATATGGCAAAGTTACCAAAACCAAGATTCTATCAAGCAGTCCTAAAACCAATCAAAGGGAATGTCCTTGACCACGTATACCCACACTTCAAAGGCAAGAACCAACTAACCATGACCGAACGTATGGGTAGTGAGGAGGCTAAGTGTCCCGACTGTAGCAACAATGAATGGTTCCTTTTGCCCGATGACAGTGTAGCTGTTAGGGAGGGTGGCAAACCTTATATCGAATGTATCAACTGTGGATACCACACACATCTTTAATCAATTAAATCTAGATACTATGGCTCAATCAAATCTTACGAAAGCGTTCAAAGCCCTACGCAAAAAGGGTTACTTTGCAAGACAAAACTTTTGGTGTTGTCAATCATGTGCGTGGTCAGCGATGACCGATGAGCAAGCCAAGAAGACTGTGTTCTATCACCAACAGGATGCGGATGACCTCCGTGAAATTAACAGCTGTCACTTAGCGTGGAGTGGCAATGGACAGGAGATTGTAGAGGTTCTCAAGGAGAACGGCATTGAAGTGGATTGGAATGGCAGTGACGGTACAAGGATTAATATCACTGTATAAATAAAAGGTACCAATTGATTTGGTACTTTCGAATAATTTAAATACCTTTACAAAATGGGTGCAGAAGAAACATATATAAAAAATATCATAAATGGAATTCGAGGGTTACGGTTACGTAGTAAAACACCATCTGAGGTTAACGTTGGTTCGAACCTGAATCGTCTTAAGATACTAAATGAAGGGTTATATGATGAGTACTTAACCAAATATACAAAAGCTTTAAAAGAATATAATAAACACAATGCGACAAAGAACCATATTAGTTAACAGCAAGGTAATCAAAACGGTACTGGGTGATTATCACCGTGCCATGGAAACACCTAACCACATTTATTTTGTGCTTTTTGAAGAATGTGATGAGAACAACAGCGTCAAGATGTTCAATCGTAACAGGGAGATTGTGAGTGACAATTACTTTGCATATCAAGCTTTTATGGAAGACATTGAGACCAAGCAGTATACGTGGGTATCAGAAAAATTGAAAGAAAATTTGGATAAGTAAAATTAATTTTGTATCTTTGTATCAACCAAAACATATATTATGATTTACAAATATGATTATAAGAATCTTACTTATAAGAACGTAACCAAAAACCTAGCATTTATTTTGATTGGGATTATCGTGTTATTCACAGGAATAACATCAATCCTTATGCTAACCAGAATCAATGATATACGGTATATTTCGTCTGAAACGAAATCTATCATTATCAAAGAATCAGCCAAAGAGAATGAGTTTAGTCCAGAAAAGTTAAGGTCATATATTCTGGAATTGAACATCAAATTTCCACATATTGTATATGCACAGGCTCGTTTAGAAACTGGAAACTTCAAAAGCCAGATATTCAAAACCAACCACAATCTATTTGGAATGAAGGTTGCCACATTGCGACCAACTACCAACAAGGGTGAAGAAAACGGTCATGCTTATTATGAGGGGTGGAGAGAATCGGTTGTTGATTATGCTTTTTACCAAGCACAGTATTTATCTGATATAAAAACAGAAGCAGAGTATTTGCAGTATCTAAAAGCCAATTATGCCGAAGACCCTAACTACATGGCACAGTTACAGGTTATCATTGATAAACAAAAGGGTAATAAAAATTTATTTAAAAAATAATCACGAAAAAGTTTGGAATATCCAAACTTTTTTTTATCTTTGTATCATAACAAATTATTAATAAAACTCAAATTAAAAATGGATTATCCAAAATTTATAATAGAAACACTAGACCAAGAAGGTGATTGTTTAATAGTGGGTGAATGTACTTATCATAAAGAACTTGCTACCGATATTAAAAAGGTAAAAGGTGGTGGTGTTGAAAATAACTTAGTAGATTGGTTTGATAATACTTATGGCAAAATGACTAAAAAAGAAATAGAAACAGCTATAGTAAAAGAAAACGAAAAGTTTAATAAACTAAAAAAAGAAAATTCACAATTGCCATATCATTACGAATCTGCTCATATTCAAAATATACAGTTTTTAAATAGAAGATTGACTGCAATTGAAAATAAAAAAGAAAATGGTGGTGGAATTTTAGATTTGGAAACGTATGGTAGCAATGACTAAAAATACTTAAAAATAAATTTGGTAGTGTCATTTCTTTTACTTATCTTTGTATCATTAATTAATCAAAAACATATATATCATGGCAACTTATTTAGACGGAATGGAAGGTGGTAAACACAACAGCGATAACACAGAAACAAGCATTAGCCCAAAGACATTCAAGGTATCATTGACCTTTGATGGTATCACAGGCAAAAATCCATTGGAAGTGGCAAAGACCATAGCCAAATGGTGTAAAGATGCCGACACATTTACTTACGATGTAGTGAATGAAGAAACCAACGAGGCGTTTACCGTAGATTTGTCAGAAGATGATGAAGATGCTGTACTACCAAATAAAGATTAAAATAAATTTGGATTATTCAAAAATAAAAACTATCTTTGTATCATGAGCAAATTCAAACCACAGGTAACAGTGATTACCACAGAAACAAGAAGGGATTATAGCAACAGTTATCAAAAAGGAAATCCTTATAAAACACTGGTGTATCCTACATACAGGGAATTGTGTAAGAACGTGAAAAGACATCTGGATGAAAATCTGGAGGCTAACATATCTGTATCAAGAAGTCGTAGAGGCGAGTGGGGTGAATGGTACGAGATATGGACATTGGTTGACGGGAAAGCTAAAATTATAAAAGAAGGTTGGCAATAAATTTGGATATTAAAAAATAAATACTATCTTTGCATAACAATTAAAAAATAAAGAATATGAGAAACAAGGTAATCGTTTACGGACTAGTAAAGAATAATACAAATAAAAAAGTTTTGGTAGGTACGATAGAAGATATCCGTACCTTCATCAAGAATCGTTGGAAAGATGTTGATACCTATATAACTCGAATTACGGGTATCAAGGTTGAAGAAGACTTCTACGCTTACGTGGATGACACAAAGAACCTATTCACAACAATGGATAAAATGGGTTATGAGGCAACTAACCTTTGCGAAGTACCCATAGAAGACTTCATGAATTAAAAAAAAGTGACAATACTATTTGGTATTGTCACTTTTTTTTCTTATCTTTGTATTCTAATCAAAAACATATATATCATGCCAAACCATGTAACCAATCGCCTTACCATTGTAGGCGATGAACAAGAAGTAGCGAAGTGCCTCGCTGAAATCAAAGGCACAAAAAAAGACCAATTTATTGACTTCAATACCTTTGCACCAATTCCAAAGGAACTGGAAGGTACACAAAGCCCTGTGAAAATCATATCTCAAGAAGATTATGATGACCAAGAAAAACGTATTGCACATAACGAACTAACCGAAACTGAAAAACTTCATGGTGTAAGTCGTGGGATTACCAAAGAGATGTCAGAAAAATTCCAAGAAGAATTTGGGTATGACAACTGGTATGACTGGCAAATCGCCAACTGGGGTACAAAATGGAATGCTTACGACCAATTCTTTAATGGCGATAACATGATTGAATTTAGCACAGCTTGGAGTACGCCTTACCATGCAATTACAATCTTGTCTATAAAGTATCCTACACTACAGTTTAAATTGGCTACTAAAAAATAATTGGGAAAAGATTTGGAAAAGTCAAATCTTTTCCTTATCTTTGTATTCTAATCAAATAAATAATATCATGGCAAAAGCAACAAAAACATGGAAATTGGGTGAGGTAGCACAAGGTGGCGTTATCACAGCCGAAATAAACGGTAAGGTTATTACCATTATTGGAAAGGAGTGGGATTTCTCAACTGGTAGTAGAAGGTCGTCTAACCAAAGCAATGCAAAAGAATTTACACGAGGTAGTGTACTTGCCAATGAGCAAGATGCCGAACGTAAATTATATATGTTCCTTAGCGACTTATCGACTTCATATTGGGCTGACGAGATTATCAAGTGGGTAAAAACAAAGGTTAAAATAGAAACCGAATTTGGGTATTAAAAATAAATGAAAAAAGATTTGGAAAAGTCAAATCTTTTCCTTATCTTTGTATTCTAATCAAAACAAAATAATATCATGGGACAGTATTACAACGCAGTCATTTTGGCTGACAACAAGAAAACAGTAAAAGCGTGGGTTTATTCTCACGACATCAAGTACACATTCAAACGTGCTGACGGTACGGAGGTAGTGCATGGCAATGGGCTTAAACTCATGGAACATTCCTATATTCGTAATGAGTTTGTGAGTGCTTTTGAAAGCCTTATCAAAAACAAACCTCAAAGGGTTGTATGGGGTGGTGACTATGCCGACTTGTGCAAAGGGTTAAAAACCAATATCTATGACCGTTGCAAAGACAGTAACAAGGTATTGCCTACTGACAGACCCAATATACGTGAAACTCGTTATGTGGTTAACCACAGCAAAAAGGAGTTTGTGGATAAGTACAAGGTTGCTGAAATCAAAGATTGGAAAGGTGCAAAGATACATCCTTTGCCTTTATTGACTTGCGAAGGCAATGGTCGTGGTGGTGGTGACTTTAGGGGTGAGAACAAGTACATTGGAACGTGGGCTAGGGACATCATAAGTGTTGAAAGCAAAAAGCCACAGGGTTATACAGAGATTGTGCCTAATTTTAACGAAGATTAAAAATAAATATAAGAAAAGGTTTGGAATATTCAAACCTTTTTTTTATCTTTGCATTATGAAACAAGAATATCTTAATACCATAACACAGACAGCCACAGGATTACCTGTAAAGAACTTGCGTTGGCTAACCATTGATAATATCATTACAGGGCTAGTAGAGTGTCCTATATTGAACAAAACGATAAGTGGGCAATGGCGTAGGAATGGAACGCCTACCAATAGCATAAAAGGTAGGGCTGAATTAAAGTTGGAAATAAATTTGGAAATGTCAATTTAATTACTTATTTTTGTATTCTAATCAAATAACATTATGCAAAAGAAAACAATAATCAAGAAAATCAAACGTGTTATTACAGAGTGGGGTGCGTTTGGCTGTGGTGAAGTCCCAATGGGTAATGGTGTATCAATAAACTCAATGGGTGACCTTGTAGCCATAGGTGAATACTTTAACAGCAAGACAGTTGAGGTTGAAGTATTTGATACTGGAAGTATGAGTAGCGACAGCATACATACATACGAAGTTAGTTATGAGGATTTGTCAGCAGATATTTTGGCTGAAATTCTGGAACTGGTTGAACAATATGAGGCTGACCAGATACAAACTGAAAAAAGAATCTCAAATTAATTTGGTAGTGTCAATTTAATTCCGTATATTTGCAACATGGAATTAGTAATCATTGAAGTAGAAAGCCCAGAGTGGGAATATATGTGGAACTGGCTAACAGTTCATCCAATCAATTCTGGTCTGGAAGAACCAAGCGTAGCCAGACATCCAGAATCTGGTGAGGCATGGCAGTATATGGGTAGCTTTAAACAAGGCAACAGGGTAATATCAGAATTTCGCCATCGCCATCATCCAGTAACCAATAAAATAGAAGACTTGAAAGTTAGTCATGAAAACTTTGATGTTAATTGTATTAAGAAATCTTTTAAGCTTTAACCCATCTATTATGATAACTACATAAAGGTTGTAAGTTAGAATAATGATTTAGCTTGATTATTTCTTCAATCGTATTGACAGATGATAATTTTACAATATGGTCAATGTCCCACGTTTTATTTGGTTCAAATATACCATCTTTAGGGTTTCCATAATTTCCCCAGTTCATCCAAGGTTGCCATAATGATTCTATGTGTTTTTTAAACTCATCAAAAGAGCAACCTAAAATTATTTCTGTTTTTGTCGGTTTATCAACCCCTTTACGTTTAAATGATTGGTTGATTAGACTTCTAATTGCCGTAATAGTACGAAATAATGGGTCTGTTTGTTTTCTATTGTTTAAATATTGATTTATAGTCGCTCTATTATTACGTCTATACTCTTTACCTTTATCTTTAATATTATCTTTGTTTTTTTGATAATACTGTTTGTTTATTTCTTTTTTCTTATCAGCATTTTTTATACGATATTCAATATCATAAAGACGTTTTTGTTCTTTGTTTTCTTCATGATACTTTCTATCCCTTTCTTTTTTCTTATCAGCATTTTGCTCACGCCAAAGTTTTTCTTTTTGTTTTAATTTTTCAGCGTTTTGTTTACGATACTCAATATCATAAAGACGTTTTCTTTCTTTTTTCTCTTCTGGTGTCATTTTAATTTGTTTTTATTATAAATATTTCGTACCTTTGAAAAGTGATGTCTATGACTAAAAAAAAGTTTAGACACAGGCATCATCCTGTAACCCAGAAGAGAGAAGATTTGAAGGTACAAGCCTCTGGTGAGCTTACACCAGAGCAGATAAAAAAAAGTTTTAAAATTTAAGCAAAAAAATTTGGTAGTGTCAAAAAGTTTTTGTACCTTTGTATTGTTGAAAGAGAAATAAGTTCTTTAAAATATTGGGTTTTTTGGTAATGTACTCCACCTCTGTTAGGTTTAAACACTTTCGAGATACAGCCTCTGTTCTTTACCTATACTTCGGCTCGGTTTACCGACATAGAAGTTAGGTTTGAGCTCTTCGGAGCGAATGTAGATTATGCGTAACTCCACCGACTGTGAGACCTCTGTCACGTTGAAGGGATGCCTCTTACCAAAACCCAAGGGTTCTCTGCCAAGGGACGCAAGTCGATGAGAGGGATTCTCATTGAGCCCAGAAGTGCCGTTGGGTGAATCAGATTTGAGCGTTTGATTCTTTATGGGTCGCAAACTCAACCAGCGGAGCTCACACTTCAAAAAGTAACAATGGGCCCAGCCGCAAATTAAGGTTGGGTCCATTTTATTTTTGTCTATTATCCAGAACATGTTCTGGTCTATATAAAACTGTTGCATGACTGCAATCTGGAGAGTGGTTTCTCCGAGCTGGGTTGTCTCTTCATTGAGGCGGCCCTTTTGCTTTTTAGGGATACCCATATATACACATTTGTGTACATCGGTCCGATTGGCCTAGCAGCCCAGCTCAAGCTCTGGGTCCAGATAACCAGAAGACCAGAATCAGCTTCTGGGAAATAAAAAAGCCCCAGACGAATCTGGAGCTTAAGTTATCTGGTATCTTGTGGTTAAATTTCCTCAGTTTCTCCTGTTTCAGTATCTACTGTAAAGCTCTTGCCTTCTGGAGCTACCTCACGTACATCTACAAACCAGTTAGGATTGTTCTGGATATTAGCGATAAACTCTCTAGCAGCCTCTTCTGGGCTATTGGTATCATAAGTGAATGATACAGTACATTCATACGTTTTTGTCATGATGTGTTAATTTAAAAGTGTATAGAAATAAAAAAGCCCCAGACATTCCTGTCTGGGGTTACTGGTTAATAGATTACTTGCCCATTGCTTTAAGTTCAGCCTTCACACGTTTTGCTGTGTCACCTCTCCATGTACTAGCATTCGATAAGAAGTAAAGGATGATACTATTGCCACTGTCATAACCGTATTTGTCTGTTGGCTTGTCTAAGCTTGACATTGCATCTAGGTAAGGTACAGCACCAAAGTAGATACCATTTTTGGATGTAGCTGTCCAATCCCTTCTGATTTCTTGTGCTATTTCGTATAGCGGACGTTGAGTTGTGTTTGACATGATATATTGTTTGATTAGAATACAAATATAAGGATAATATTTTTAATAACCAAATAAAACAGCAAAAATATTTTTTAAAAAAAGTTGAAAATAAATTTGGAGGTTTCAATTTTTTTATACATCTTTGCACCATCATCAAATCAATCAAAATCATGACACAAGTATCAAACGAAAAAATTCAGAAGTTTATATTAAAGAATAATGACAGGCTTACTACTTATGAAATGGCAGAGGCTTTGAATGTAAAAACTATTAGAATAGGTGGCAATAAAGCATCTTTAAAAAGACAGGGCTTAATAAGTGTAAGTGAGGCAAATGTATCTGTTGACAAAGCTATCAATAAGTTAACAAAAGCTTTATCACCTTATAAATTAAAGAAAGCCAAAGGCGAAAATACCTACATTAACCACAATGGCGAAAATAAAGAAGTGGCACGTAATAAAATGGCTAATGTTATCATTGATAGTAGCATTACAGGGCTTATTCCTACTTTGCCTAACACAGAGTGGGCTATCGAACAAAAGGTTGCTAATGGGCTTAATAACGTGAAATTTTTAGGTATTGAATGTGATGAGGCTACCTATGTTACAATGCGTTCAAACCTTAAAAATACAGGCTTAAATGCTGAAACGTATTTGGGTTACTTTGGCGATAAAGTCTATGGCAAAATTGAAAATAGTTATGCACATCTTATTATGGATTATTGTGGTGAATTGCATACAATAAGCAAAGAAGTTGAATATGCTATTACCAATGATTTGGTTGTGGTTGGTGGTTGTATGTGTGTTACGTTTGCCAAACCAATGAGAGGCACAACGCCACAGGCTGAAAAATTAAAAGGGCTTGCGGCTATCAATAATGCAGATGACAGATGTATGTCAGACAGGGCTATTGAGGCTTATTTTAACAAGGTTACAGGTTGGAACTACGAAGTGGTTGAATTCTTTTACTACCAAGATACGTATCCGATGACTTTGGTAATTATCAAAAGAATAAAATAAAGTTGCAAATAAATTTGGAAGTGTGAAAACTTATTCTTATCTTTGTATTATAATCAAACAATAAAACAATGGTAAAGACAAGAGAACAAATGATTGAACTATTAGAGGTGAAATACCCTAAAATGTTCTTACGCACAACTGAAGAATTCGGTGGTTGGAAGGGTGGAATTTGGTCAAGTGGTGAAGATAGATTACCAGCCAAAGATGGCTACCCATTATTCAACCACTATGGTGAAGGCAAACGTTACGAGTTGGGAGTGCATACTGAAATCTACAACTTTTTAGAGAAGCATGGTTGGTTTGCTGAATGGCATGATTGCGGAACAATAATGTTTTGGATAATCTAAAAAAACTTTAAAAAAGATTTGGAATTGTGAAAACAATTCCTTATCTTTGTCTTAACAAAATCAAAAACAATGAAAGTAAAAGTAAGCATGATTATTCTAAGCCACTTGTCAGATATACAAGAAGATTTGACAGCCCCACAGACAAACACACGTATCAACTTTGTCAAGTACTTGGTACTGAATTACAAAGATACCAACACCGAAGTTGACCCATATGTCGTTTATAAAGAATTTATAGCCAAACATTCAAGTTTGGTAAACGCTTGATGATTGATGAAGCAATTGGGGCCTATTGGCTCCTTTGCTTTTTGGTGTTAGGTTAAAGTAGGGGCATAGTGGAGTATACCTCCCGATTCATCATCGTCTCGTTCATCAATTGAACAATACAAAGATAGAAAAAAGAATTGACATTTCCAAACTTTTATACAAAAATATTTTTTAAAAATAATCAAAAATAAATTTGGTAGTGTCAAATTAATTCCTTATCTTTGTATTCTAATCAAATAAAATAATTATGTTAGCATTACTATTAAGTGTTTTTAGCAAAAAAGAAATTACTTGTGAAACCAATCCTCGTTGCAACTTTAGAGTTGTTTATCCATTTGAGGGGTATGAAAACTTATCTTTGGGTGAACGTTTTGATGTGATAGGACAAGGTATGATAGAAAACAAAGTCATTATGAAAAAATAATTGCAAAAAGATTTGGAAAGTAGAAATACTTTCCTTACCTTTGTATTCTAATCAAATCAAATAACAATGGCTAACCAACATAAACTAGCACAAAGACAAATCAGTACCAATGGACACACAATAAGTGTAGGTTTAACAGGTAATATAGGTTATGTGAGTATAACTGATAATAACCTTTATCCCGATAGTGATAGTCGTACTGAAAGACGTGATTTAGGGTTTAGTTCAATGATGATACCACTAATGACGAGAGAACAGCTAAAAGATTTAAAGACAGCTATTGATGAAGTTTTAAAAAATTCTAAATAAAAATTTGGAAATACCAAATCTTTTCCTTATCTTTGTATTCTAATCAAATAATAAAAATATGCAAATCATTATCAACAATCAAAAGTTTCCTTACGATATGGGTTGTCGTTTGTTGAAGTTGAAACACAAAGATTGCCCAATGGCTGAACTTGAAGATATTTGGAACGATATTGTTCCTTTGACATTCAAAGATATTGCCAAACTACCTAATTTGGAACAACGTAGAGTAGGTGTATTATGCTTGGGGTTGGAACGACTTGCAAGTGAAGTTCAACCAAAATTATTGAGCAAAAAAACACTAAAAAAATCTACTAATTGGGTAGATGAAAACGGAAAACTTGTTACAACAAAATTCAATGATACCTATGAACTTTACGAGGTAAGTGGTGAGTATTTTAACGAGGGGTTGCAAGGTTGGAATAAAATGGAAAATGCTTACTTTGTGAAACTGAAAGATACATCAACTGATAGAAACTATTTTATTTGGGTTGAGCCACAAAGTGTTTATAATACCAATAATGAAAATCGTTGGGAGTATGATATTAAAAAAATCAATGCTATCCAATGTATTGCTTGGACTATCCAAACCAACGTACCACAAGGTAGCATTGAAAAGATTATCCGACAAGGTGATTGCGTATTAATCAAACCCAATGGCAAATACAAACCTTTGGATAGTGCAAGACACTTGACTGAAAAAGAATATAAGGAACTTTTGGTTGCTGAAAGTTGATTGATTGATAAAAGGGTGGAAATTTATTTTCCACCTTTTTTCATAAAAAATTTGGATTTTTCAAATAAATTGCTTATCTTTGTATCATAATTAAAAAATCATATCAAATGAAACGTAACGTAAAAAAACAAACACTATTGAAAGGTGAGGGTGCAAACCAACATACCTTGTATGGCGAATTTGCCATTGAAAAAGAAACTACCGACTTTGCTGACCTTGTTGTAAAAAAGGATAGCTTATTGAAACACGAAATGCCCAATGGTTCTTGGAGTAACGAACATCAAACCCTTGCAGTTGAAAAGGGTAATTGGGTAATGGGTAAACAAGTTGAGTACAATCCATTTGACCAAAAAATTAGTCAAATTTGGGACTAAAAAAATGAAAAAAGATTTGGAAAAGTGAAAACTTTTCCTTATCTTTGTATCATAATCAAATCAATCAATTATGGCAAATCCAATGATACATTCAAAATCCAGCGTTAAGCGTTGGGGTGGAAAAGTAGAAGATTATTTAGCTATCCACGAACTTATTGATAGTCCAAAAGCTACAATGAACAACAATTCAGCAAGGTTATTAACACATAATACTTGGTTTGCATACACTATCATTCCAAAGATTTTTGGGTATAATATAATCAATTCCGATGGCAGAAGTGTTGATAGTGTTGATATTGCTATGCTACATATAGCAGAAGATTTTAGAATGAAATTTGTACCAACACCACAAGATTATTTGAAGCACGTTGTAGTTCAACCCTGGTTTAACAATGCAGTAAAAAACATTGACAATCCCGAAGCAGAACAAACTGCAAAAGAATTTTTAGAAAAAATTAGCCAATAATTTGGTAATCTCAATTTAATTACTTATCTTTGTATCATAATCAAAAATCATAAACAAATGGCAGAAAATATTATCAAAATTTGGAAAGAAAAAAACATTGACCACGTTAATTTTAATTTTAGTTGTGGTGGTGATAGTATGAATGACACAAGTATTGAAATCTTTGACAAAGAGGGTGAGTTGGTACAAGATAGTGAACTTGAAACATACTTTGATGACAAAACCTACAACAACGTAGAGTTTTATGTAAATTCTGACGGACATTATCAAGGTGAGTTTGGAGTGGTAACTATTGAGTTTGATGAAGATGAAAACGATTTTACCTACTCAAAATCTTCATCAAGTGAATGGAGTGAAAGTTCAGTAAACGAAGCTGAAATTGAACTTACTGATGAAGAAGCTAAATTTGTGGCTGACTATGTACTGAATATCAATGGTGGTGAAGATGATATACAAACCAATTACAAAAAGGACTTTATCCTTACCAACGAGCAAGAAGAAACTTTGAAAGGGTTGGAAGAAAAAATATCCGAATTTGCCCAAGATTATACACCGAATGATGTTAAGGGTGAAATAAATGAGTGGCATACCTATACTACAAATGAAGAGGGTGAAGAGTTGAAACTTGTAGATAACGTACTTACGTTAAGTATAACCAAGAGTTTTGATGTTATCAAAGAAGATTAAAAATAAACGAAAAAAGATTTGGAAAAGTGAAAACTTTTCCTTATCTTTGTATTATTAATCAAAACAATCAACCATGGCAAAAATTAGTAAAAAGTATCTAGAATTAGAACCTAATCCAAGAGCAACACATTTAAAAGTTGAAGTATATTATGACAAAGGTGGTGCAAATTATTTTACAGGTGGCGTTGAATCTAGAGGTATCAAATTATCTGTGTCGCCAGTTAGTAGAACAGAAAATTCTGAAAGTTATGCAGCTTTTAGTGGCTTTAAAAAGCATTTAAAAGATATGGCAAGGTTCAGTCAAAAGGCTTGTGATAACTTTGTAGTAGATGCAAACGAAGAAAAAACTTTAATTGATGCAGTCCTAATACAAAACGGAATTAAAATAAAATAAATTTGAAAAAAGATTTGGAAAGTAGAAATACTTTCCTTATCTTTGTATTCTAATCAAATAATAAAAACGATGAAAGTAATATCAGAAGTTATTTTAATGTGTTGTATTGCATTGACATTAGTAAGTCTTATAGTTTACAATGTGATTGTGCATGGTATTCACAACTTTTAGATTGATTGAAAAAAAGTGGCATTATTATTTGGTAATGTCATTTTTTTTTCTTATCTTTGTACCATAATCAAATCAAACAATCATGAAAAAAGTAACAATACAACAATGGGCAAATATTTTGAAGGTATTAGCAATCTTAGGTACTATTGCAATCATTTATTCAGTAACATTTTAATCTAATCAATCATGACAAAAGAGCAACAATTAGAACATCGTTTAGCCATGGTAGCTGACGATTTAAAAGTAATCAGAAAATTCATCGCACAACGAGGTTTAACCGAGGCATTCCAAATGCGTTCATCAACATCAGATGAAGCCTTTACGAACCTTAACAACATCGAAATAGCCTGTGATTTAACAAGCAATGAATCTTTGACTTGGGGTTTTTATAACTATGAAGAAGTGAATGAAATCATCAAGAAACTGAAAGCTATTGATATTGATGGAGAGAGAATGCAGTATATCCTTGAAAAGGTTGGTATGAGTGACCAAATGCACCGCCAACTTATAATGACAAAAACAATTGCAGATACTGAACTTTTATTAGAAGAAAAATCAAGTATGTTTGACAAAAAATAATTGAAAAAAGATTTGGAATTGTGAAAACTTTTCCTTATCTTTGTATTCTAATCAAATCAAATATCATGACAACAGTAGGAAAACTAATCGAATTACTAAGTGCTTACCCTAAAGATATGGTAATCACAAACGAACAAAATCAGCCATTTATCCACATGGTTAATGGAAGTGAAGAAAGTGTAATTTTATCAACAACAAAACCCATTGGATATTGTAATCGTAGTGGTGAATATGTTTACCCATCAGTTGTTGAGGGCTATTCAGCTTATAGCCCCGAATTAGATGAAGACCTTTACGATATAGAGTGGACACCATTAGAAAAATAATTGAAAAAAGATTTGGAAAAGTCATTTATTTTCCTTATCTTTGTATCATAATCAAATCAAATAACATTATGCAATTTATTAGCAAAGTAGCCGCAGTTGAGCTTATCAACCAATCCAAAGGTAAAATCTTCACCGCTGAATTCAGAAAGAAAGACAACACCACACGAGTAATGAATTGCCGTTTGGGTGTAACCAAAGGTGTAACAGGTAGTGGTATGGCTTACAATCCAAGTCTTAAGGGGTTAAAGCCAGTGTATGATATGCAAGTCAAAGAATGGCGAATGATTAACCTTGACACTATTACAAGGCTAACAATCAAAGGTGAAAATTATCTTGTACACTAAAAAATAATTGAAAAAAGATTTGGAAAAGTGAAAACTTTTCCTTATCTTTGTATTCTAATCAAAACAAACAACTATGTTCAAATCAACATTAAGAAAAGGCTTTCAAATTACTTTTGAAAACGGGTGGACAATATCTGTACAATGGGGTTATGGAAACTATTGTGATAATAGAAGTATATCACAAGACGGATGGAACAACACAAAGGACTTGGAGAGTAAAACGGCAGAAATTGCCATGTGGGATAAAGACGATAAATGGTTTGACTTTGGTACTGATGAAGTTAAAGGCTATTGTTCGGCAAATGAAGTGGCAGAGTGGATTGACAAGTGTAGCAAATTTTAACAAAAAAGATTTGGAAAAGTGAAAACTTTTCCTTATCTTTGTATTCTAATCAAAAACAAAAGATATGAGCAATATTAGATTTATTACAGTAACCAACAATTACAACCAAATGATTGGAACCAAAATGGTTTTAAGTGTCAATGGTATTCAAGGTATGTATCCACATGAAGATGGTATAGGTAGCACATTAAAGCACGATTCACATAACAATGGTGGTTATAAGGTTGTTGAATCAGTTGAAGAAATTTTGAAACTTATTGAGCAATCAAGAGCAATTTAAAAAAGTTGAAAAAATATTTGGAAATGTGAAAACTTTTCCTTATCTTTGTATTCTAATCAATTAAATAAATTATGGAAAAATTTGAAATTGTATCGGGAACACTTGTTTGTTCCGACCCTTGCTACTCAATTCCGACTTGGTGTCAAGGTATCGTAGAAAACGTAAAGAAAGGCACTTGGGTTGCTGACGTTGAAGAAGATGAATCTTGGGGTCGTAGAATAGCTGAATTACGTATTAACCACGTAAATCATTTTCTATCGGGTAAGTTTGAAGAAATGCCTTTTAGTGCTGGGGTTGATAGTGGGCAATTTGGCTTCTTTGACAAAGAGTTTTATCGTAATGATGAGAAAGCAAAAGAGTTAAAAAAACACAATTTTGGTGATGATTACGATACGGAAGAAGGTGATGAGTGGTATCGTGCT